CAGAACGTCTTTGAAAAGTCAGCCGAAGAGACAATGCGTGAGCGTGCTCACGTTGGCTCTGCAGCATGGGTGGAAGCACCAGCAGTGCTGGTTGACTTTGCGTCTGAAGCATTTGCAGACCATGGTGACAACCATTTTGCAGAAGTTTTCCGTGACGGTGGGCATCAGTTCCGTCTGAACCCATCAGTCGTACAGGACTAACCTCACCTAAAAAGCTCCCCCTAGCCTTTGTATTGCTACGGCACGGCTAGGGGGTCTTAAGGATTTTATTATGGCTTTAATTGCGGGTAAGTCGGTTAAAGAGGGTCCTAAACAACTCCCTGCTAACCCTAAACTGTGGAACATGTATGTTGCACAGGCTAAGTCGCGTTTTCGCGTTTATCCGTCTCCTGCGGCTGCTCACTGGGTTCACTCACGTTACGCACAAGTAGGCGGTAAGTTTGTTACTTCTGAAAAAGATATTGACCCGCGTTTTCGTGACTACGTGCAAGAGCGCATGGACGAGCAAATTGCGTCTAAGAAAAAGAAAGTTACAAAACCTGTTGGGCGAGGCTCAATTCGCGGGGAGCGATTCCGCGGTTAAGAAACTGTGGTATTATTTATGTTATTAGATAGGGAGGATGATTAGTGAGTATTGATTTCTCACCACCCAGTTATAGGGCGGCGTCATCTGACTTAACTATCTCAATTTCCCCTCTGGGTCTTGTAGAACTTGCTGATGAAGAGTTTGAGGTTCACGGTCCTCGTCTAAACCGTTATTCCCTTAACTGGGCTATGTACCTAGGTCATCACACATCTTACCGCCGTCAGGCTGGTGAGACCCAAATGGTGTTCAACTATTACCGTGCGCTTACAGACTACATTATTAACTTCTCATTTAGCAAGGGCGTACAGTTCCGTAGCCCTAAGCAGACTGAAGGTATCGTACCAGATTTGCTAGAGCGCGTCTGGGAAGTGGACAATGACAAGAAGACCGTCCTATGGGAAATGGGTCAGCAGGGGTCTGTATCAGGCGACTGCTTTGTTAAGGTTGCTTACGAGGAAGCCTATACCGATACTATTGGGCGCTTCCATCCAGGTAAAGTTCGCGTTCTTCCCCTAAATGCGTCTTTCTGTTTTCCTGAATTTCACCCGCACGACCGTGAACGCCTTATCCGTTTCAAACTTAAATACCGTTTTTGGGGAACATCACTAGAAGGAACTCGTCAAGTTTTCACATACACGGAAATCTTAACTGACGATATTATTGAGGAGTACATTAACGATGAACTTATTGACTCGCGCCCGAATCCGCTTGGCATTATTCCTGTCATTCACATTCCAAACGTTCGAATCTCAGGCTCGCCATGGGGACTATCAGACTGCCACGACATCATCCCAGTCAATAGAACGTACAACGAAGTTTCGACAGATATTGCCGATATTGTTAACTATCATGCTGCCCCTGTTACTGTCATTATTGGTGCTAAAGCTAATCAGTTAGAAAAAGGCGCTAACAAGGTATGGGGCGGTCTTCCTAAGGATGCTCGTGTAGAGAACCTTGAGGGTGGTGCACAGGGTCTAAAGGGTGCTATGGATTTCCTAGCCCTTATGAAAAAGGCTATGCACGAGATGACTGGTGTGCCTGAAACCGCTCTTGGTCAGGCTGTACCTATTTCTAACACTTCAGGTGTTGCTCTTTCTATTACTTTCCAGCCATTGATGAACAAGTGGAACCAGAAGATTACTCAGTACTCTCGCGGTATTCAGCGGATTAACGAACTTATCCTCCTAAACCTTGCTATCAAAGAGCCAGAAACAATGATGTGGAACCCTATGATTGAGGGCACTCTTGAGCAGGGCGAAGCACAGATGCTTGACCCTAACGACCCAATTACTTATCAAAACTATGTACACTTCATGCCACCGTTGCCTTTGGATAAACTAATTCTTCTTAACGAAGTCCAGACCATGATGTCTCTAGGTCTTGAGTCAAAGGCGGGTGCTTTACGCACTATGGGCGAAGAGTTCCCACAAGAAAAACTTGAAGAAATTCGCATGGAACTTCTACTTGATGCTAAGGCTGACGGTGCTGTCAAACTGGTACAAACCCAGATTGAAAACACTATTGCTAGCCTCACGGGCATGCTCTCTGGTGGTCTTGGCGGTCAGCCAACCCCTGTGGGCGGTCCAGCAGGTCCTCCTGGAGGTGGACAAGAAGGCGGTATGCCTCCAATGATGCCACCAGTTATTGACCAAGCAACAGTTGCAAGCGCACAGGCTGAACAGCAACTACGTGTTGATTTGGTCACAAAGGCTTACGGAACCACAATCCCGACAAGGAAGGTCCCGTCAGAAAATGACAATTAATACGGGCGTTTAAACAGACAAACGTATCAAATTGTACAAAAATTAAATATAGAAATATACGTTAGGTCATTTGTGCTAATACTTCGGAAAACGACCCAGAGAAAACTAAGGAAATATAATGAACCAATCTGTAAACGCAGACGTTGAAGCATTTAATGCCGAAGCGAATGTCCCTCCAGTGGCAGCAGAAACGGGCGTTGACGCACCAACTGCTATCTCATCGAACGGTCAAAAATTCTACACTGAAGAAGACTTGGCAAAAGTTCGTACTCAGGAGAAGGACAAACTTTACCCTCAAATCAATAGTCTCAAAGAAGAACTTGATGTTATCAAACGCGAACGGGAAGAGGAATCAGCCCGCAAGTTGGCTGAACAAACCGCCCTTGACGCGCAGTTGGCAGAAGAGGCTAAGCGTAAGCAAGAGGAAGAGCTTGAACTTCGGGACCTTTTAAAAGTTAAAGAATCCGAATGGAACGAGCAGTTGGAGCGTGAGCGCAACGAGCGCGAGCGTGCCTTTGCTCTACTGGAACGAGAAAAAACGTTTGCAGAAATTCAGAATTACCGTAACACTCGTCTAGAACAAGAGCGGGATAATATCATCCCAGAACTTGTAGACATGATTAGCGGTAACTCAATTGACGAAATTGAACAGAGTATTCAAGGACTAAAGGCTAAATCATCCAGTATCCTAGATGCAGCACAGCAAGCTATGCAAGCTGCTCGTCGGGATATGACTGGTACAAGAGTAACAACTCCGCCAAACGCGGGACCTCTTGACATTGAAACTGGTACACGTCAGTTCACGGCACAGGACATTGAGTCCATGTCGTTGGCTGAATATGCTAAGTATCGAGATAGCCTCCTGAGCCCAACCGCTCAGGGTCGTTCTAACGGTCTGTTCGGTTAATACCCCAACTTAACAATCAAAACTATACAAGGAGTCCACAAGTGGCTAGCGCATTAACAGGTACAGGCAATCTCGCCGCGTCACCTACCGCCTACTCAGGCACAAACTCGCAGCTAACTCAGGCGATTCAGCAAATCTGGTCAAAGGAAATCCTTTTCCAGGCTATGCCGATTCTTCGCTTTGAGCAGTTTGCTGTAAAGAAGACTGAACTTGGTGTTGCACCAGGTCTTCAGATTAACTTCATGCGATACAACAACCTTGGCTTTGCACAGCCATTGGTTGAAGGTGTTCGCATGAGCACCAACGCATTGACTGCACAGCAGTTCTCAATCACAGTTTCTGAGCATGGTTACGCTCTTGCTGTATCAGAACTCTTGCTAAATGCTTCATTCGACGATGTCATGGCATCTGCTTCCCGTCTATTGGGTCGCAACATGGCTATCTACCTAGACCAGATTTCACGCGACACCCTTTACGGTGCAACCTCTGTAATCTACGGTTACGACCGCACAGGTCTATCAGCAGTTAACAACTGGTACGACAAAGGTACTAAGGGCGCTTCACGTGCAGGTTTGACGGGTAACTACTCTCTAACCACCGCAACCGTTAAGGACGCTGTAGAAACCCTTGCAACCAAGAATATCCCAAGATTGGGCGAAACTTACGTTGCATTCGTACACCCTCACCAGAGCCGTGCTCTTCGTGACAACCCTGAATTCATCGAAGTTTCGAAGTATGCCGCTCCTGGTAACTTCATGCTTGGTGAAATCGGTCGCCTTTACGACACCGTATTCATTGAGACCACTCAGATTCTCAAGGTTCCAGGTGGCGCAGGCGCAGGTTACGCAGGCGACACTGCAGTTGCTACTCCAGTAGTTTCTGCTGGTGGCGGTTACACAACCCCAACAACCTTCACTGGTGCAGGTTCTGCTGACCGTTACTCAGCAATCTTCATCGGCGACAACGCTTTCGGTCACGCTATCTCACTTCCTGTGGAATTGCGCGATGGTGGTATCCTAGACTTCGGACGTGAGCACGCACTTGCGTGGTACTCAATCTTCGGTCTTGGTCTAATCACCGACCAGGCAATCGTAGTTGCTGAAACCAACTAATTAAGACCCCTAGAGAGGGGGCGCAAGCCCCCTCTCTGCTTTTAACAGACACTAACATTGGAGAAAACACTCATGGCAACATCAAAAGCAAAACCAGGCGACGCAACTGGTCGTCAGCGTGAAGCACAGCAGGCAGCATTTGCAGATGAGCAGGCAGAAGCCGCTCAGAACATGGCAATGGCTACCGCACAAAAAGCAGTCGCATTAGAGACTGAAGTAATCGACGCTACCGTACCTAACAAGGTGACCGTTATTGTTGATGAGCCGACTATCGTAGATAACAGTGAAAAATCTGTTACCATCCGCGTAGTTGAAGATATTGAAAATATGACTTTCGGCGCTGGAAATTACTTTTC